CTTGACCGCCGTGTTGACGTAGCCCAGCGCCCGCCGGGTCTCGCTGACCGCGCCGCTGGACCGCTCGAAGGTCGCGTTGACCTGCTGCTGCTCCTGGCGAAGCTGCGGTAGCGAGGCACGCAGTTGTTGGGTCGCCGCGGTGTGCTCCTGATAGGAGGCCCCGGTCTTGGCCAGCGCGGTCTCCTGCTGACGCAGGGCGCGAACCGTGTCGCCGAACTCCTTGCGCAACGCCGCAGACGGCTGCTCGACGGCGTTGAGCTCACCGAGTAGCTCCCGGTAGCGTGTGCGCAGCCGCTCGACGGCGGTGGCCTGCTGTCGCATCTGCCCGGAGAGGCGATCCGTCTGCACCCCGGCCTGCTCGCCGCGACGAATCTCGGCGTTAAGTTCGGCCAGCCGGGCCTTGGCGGTGGCCGCGTTCTGCTGGTAACTGCGCAGGCGATCCGTCAGTTGTTGCTGTCGCGCCGCCAGCCGGGTGGCGGTGGCGTCACTGCGCGACATCTCGGTGTTGAGCTGGCGCTGTTCCGCCGTCAGCGCGGCGAGCGAGGCTTCCAGCCGGTCGGCGGCCGCCTTGGCCTCGGCCAGGTCACCGGCGAACTTCTCCGCCCCGCCTGACCCGGAGATGGCGCGCTGAAGGGTGCCGAGCGTCTTGCCCAGTTGCTGCAGGGTGGAGCCCGTCTCGCCCGCGCTGTCCTGCGTCTTGCGCTGAGACTCGCGCATTTGATCAAGCGAGGCGGTGATCGAGCCCAGCGCCTTGCTGGCCTCGTTCTTAGCCCGAATGACCAGCGAAACCTCGCGATTACCCTTAGCCATTCGAGAGCTCCTTCAGCAACTTTTTGAGCCCGGCGTGTCCCTTCTTCGATAGCAAGGCCGCGCCCGCGGCATGAAACAGGGTGGTGCTACTCACGTCCCGGTGGTTGGTGCGCTCGACCACGATCTGCACCTCCTCCCAGACCATGCCGATGGGGTAATGGCGGGCCTGGTGGTGGCCGTGATCGAGCAGCAGGCTGACCTGTCGGCGCAGCCCCCACACCCAGTCGCTCAGGTCTTCAGGCTTTCCAGCAGCCCCGTGGTCCCCTGAGCCATCCGTACCACGGTTTCCACGAGCTTTTTTGGCCCGCCCGCCGCATCGAAGGACAGGTCGATGACCTTCTCCAGCGCGTCGATCTGCACCGGGAAGGGCAACTTGCGCACCAGATCGGCCTCTCCCGCCTCGCCGCCGGCGCAGGCGATGATCTCGGAGACCAGCCCCGGCATCGAGTCGACCAGCGGCAGCAGGAAGCCCGCCACACTGTCAGACGTCAGATCGGCGTCCGACGCCGTGAATTCACTGAATACCTTGCGCATTGCCTCGCCGTGACGTCGCACGAGCCAGGCCAGGTCGTCGAGGCTGAGGCCCCGGACGGCAAAGTTGCCGCCCGGAATCTCAATGATCGCCTCGGGGATTTTCAAGTCCTTGAGTCCCATCGGGGATCACCTCATTTATGCAGGAACGTAAGCCCGACCATCCATGTAAATCGACTCCAGCGTGCCCTTCTTGAGGACCTCGAGGTCAAACGGCAACTGCTGCCACTCATCGCTCTTGAGCTGGAAGTCACCGGAGGGGGTGATCTTGACCCACGGCATGAAGTAGTCGATGTCGTCACCGGCCGGGTTGTAGGCCAGGAAGCGCAGCGAGCCTTCGATGGTGTCGGACTTCGAGATGATCCGCTGGCGAGTGCTGGCCTTGACGTCGTAGGTCACGTCGACGGTGTCGGTGTCCGCCACGACCGTCGCGGTGTCGAGCAGCGTGAAGCGACCCAGCGCCATGTCGATGGTGTAGTCCACGTCGATGACCAGCGGGGTCGCCCCGACCGTCAATGCCACGTTCTCGACATCACGCACGCCGGAAGGCTGGGTGGTACTGGTGCCCAGCTGATACGAGGTGCCCAGCTCGACGTCGACGAACGACTCGGTGTCCGCGGTGGAGCCCGCGGTGCTCTCCAGCGTCTGCGTACCGAGGAAGAACATCGCCAGGTTCTGCGGCGAGATGTTGTCGGTGATGAAGCTGCCGTTGTAGTCCAGCTGCAGGATGACCGACTCGTCCTTGATGCGAACACCGCGATCCGAGTTGTAGTGGTCGAGGTTCTCCTGCTCGGCACTGAAGCCCAGCTCAGGAGAGTTACCCAGATACCGCTCGCCGCGCGGCACTTGGGTCCCGGTGCGGTACTGACCGAAGTGGATTTCACCCCGGCCCAGCGTGTAGTTATTGCTCATGCCGTTCACCTCTTTCTGTGGATATGGCAACTATATGTTGAAACCCGGGTCAAGCGTAAGGCTCATTGAGGTTTTCCACAATGCCCAGGGTGATTCTCATCCAGAAGTATGCCTTGTCGCTGATCTCGTCAGCGGGTCGGACAACGCCCTGGCTGAGCCGGAGTTCCGTCACCACATCGCCCATCCCGAGGATGTCACGCTGCCGGTCACGGATTCTTTCTTCGATCAGGCGCTTCTTCACCTCGCCGAGGAGGTGGTGCGCCGGGTCGGTCGGGTTGTCGCGATCATCGGCGACAAACCCTTGAATCTGCAGCGTCCAGGGACCGTGCGCCTTGGCGCTGGTCTGCGGGGACGGCTGCTGTTCCTGCTCCTCGATCTGCTCGAGGATCGCGATCATCGGCAGCGGGTCGGTGTAGCCGAAGATGTCGCGCCCACGAAAGACCTTGCCGGTCAGGTCATGGGCGTAGCCGTTGGCCGGGGTGATGGTCTCCAGCACACCGGTCAGTGCCTTGAGTACGCGCAGTCGGGTCGGGTCGGCCATCGTCACAGCTCCATCAGTCGGAAGAACTCTTGCGCCAGGAAACCGGCGGTGTCACGGACACCGTCTTCAGCGACCCCGCGGAAGACCTGGTTCACGCTGGGCCCATAGAGCAAGTAGAGCCCCTTGCCGACGCGGGTCATCTGCTTCTTGTTGCGCACGCTCTCGCCGGCCTTGAGGCGAATCGCCAGCCCCAGGTTGCCGCCCTTGAGTTTCATGATGAAGGCGCCTTCCATGAACTGGGTCTCACCCGGCGCCACGGTCACCTTCACGCCGCCGGCCTTGCGCGAGGCCGCCGGGTTGCGGCTGGCAGCGAAGCGAGCCAGCGAGGTCGGCCGGTCGCGGCCGGTAATCCGTGCCTCCAGGCTGCGCGGGCTGGCCATCTTGTCGATCTTCAACCGGCCGCTGCTGCCCGAGAGATAGCGTGCCGGGAAGGCGACCTGCTGCTGCATCTCACGCGCCGCGCTGGTGCGCCGACGCCGGGTAGTGGTGTTGATCGCCTGCTGGGCCTTGCGCGCGATCTGCGGCGCCAGGTCCGCGATGTCATCGAGGCTGTCCAGGCCATCCACTGCCACCACATAGGCGTCGTTCATGGCTCACTCCTTGTCGAGGGTAAACAGCCGGATGCCAAGGCCGTCTGCCGCGGTATGAAACCGACGCAGGAAACGATGATCCCCGGCCCCACGATCAGCAGCACGCCGGGCTGGCGGTTCGTCATGCGGCCAGTGAGTCAGCGGCCAGCGCGGCCAGGTTGCCGTCGTACTCTGCGGCCGTGAGCGGTGACCCCTTGCCCGCGCGGGTGGTCAAGTTGAGACTCATGCGAAGACGTCCTCCTCAAATACGGTCGGCTCGAATACCGGACGACATCACGGTGCCGGCAGCCCCAGCCAATCGGCGTTGGGGTCCAGGCCCTGCTCGGTGATCTGGCTGGGCGTCATCTTGACCACCTCAGCGGTCACCGTGATGTCGTCCGGCGCATGGTCATGGTCGACGTAATAGGCGCCCAGGTCGCGCGTCACCACGATGGCGTCACGCACCGGGACGACCTGGCTGCGCAGAAAGATGATGCGTGGCGTAAGCTCCGCCCGGTCGGCGAAGCCCCCACGCAGCAGCTCTCCCAATTCACTCATGTTGAGATGCAGACGCACCGTGGCCGCTACCGGATCACTACCGGCGGCGGCCAGGTACCAGACAGGCTCGGCGGCATGGGCATGAAGCTGCCGACGAATCCTGCGCTTGGCGTCGCGAAAGCTCACCGGCTCATACCAACTCGTCGCCGGCCGCGAGGTCCGCGCGCAGGGTCTCGAGGATGTCCGCCTTAGACGCCTTCTCGTCGATCTCGACGCCGTTATCGGCAGCGAACCTGATCAGGTCGGCCTTGGTCATGCCGGCAAGCTCGTCAGGCGCGGTCGGCGTGGCCCGGGTCGTGTCGTCGGGCTCCGTGGCAGGCGCGGTCGGCGTGGCAGCCGCCTTGCCGGTGACCTGACGCGCGGCCCCCGCGGCGATCAGGAACGCGGCCTCGTCGCCCGAGGCGTCGAACACCGTCTTGGGCGCAATCGCGACGAGTGTGTCGTTCTCGCCGCGACGCTGAATAGAATGGATAGCGATCAGTTGCATGGGGTATCTCCCAGTGAAGGTCGGGCGGCCCGGAGGCCGCCCTTCCTATCGGCTGTTAGCCCGCGAGGACATTGGCCTTCAGCGAGTTATTGGGGTTCACGACAACCGGCAGCGGTGCCGACTGCGTCATGACGTAGGTCACGCTCGGGTCATCGCTCGACCACATCTTCGGGAACGCCGGCATGGCGTTGAATCCCGCCTTGTCATCGAGGATGGCACCGAAGGCACGCACCACGTTGATGTTCGGCCCGGTCAGCACGATCTCCTTGGGGTCAAGGAACTTCTCGACGGCCCCGGCCGGGGTCTCGTAGAAGTCGCTGTTGACCCAGAGTTCGAGGTTCGGACCCAAGCGGCCGATGTACTCGACGTAGTCACCGCTGCGCAGACCGGTGTTCAGGTCGGCGTTGGTGCCACGACGCTGGGTGTCGAGCTGAGCCAGCACGCCCTCGTTCTTGAGCATCACGCCGAGCACCTCGTCACCCACCGTCAGGCGGTTCACCGGGCCGCCGAAGTCGGCGCGCCGTACCCTGTCGATCCAGGTCTGAATGTCATCCATGATCGGGTACGTCGTGGCGTTATCCCAGAAGGTGCCGGACAGGGTGACGGTGTGGTTCGCGTCACGCTGATAGTCCACCACCCGCGTCGGGTAGTCCGGGCCGCTCAGGGTCACCTGGCCGTCGATCACCGCGCGGGCCACCATCCACTCCTCGCGACGCTCGATGGCCTCGCGGTGGGCGCGCATGATGTCGCCGATGATCGCGTTGTAACGCTGAATCGGGGACAGGGTGTTCGGCGAAAACAGGCTCTCACCGGGGCGACGCTTGATCACCCGCCCGGGGCTGACCGGGTCCTTGGGCTTGAGGTAGGCCGGCTTGAAGCGGGTCACCGTGCTCGCCTCGGAGTAAATCGGGCGGCCCTGGGCCGTCGGCACGATCAGCGGAGCGATCTTGCGGCTCTCGCTGACCTTCTCGAAGTCGATGTACTCGTCTTCGAAGGTCACGACCGAGTTGCTGGTCAGGTCGCGGAAGTAGGTGCTCGCCGGCTCCATCTCCCGAAACAGGCCCAGCAGGGTGGCCGTGTCATACATCTGTACTTGGATAGCCATCTCATGTCCTCCTGGACTTAGCTGTAGTAGGGCACGCTGACGCGAATCTGGTTCGCCGTCGCAACGGCAAAGGCCCCGCGCTTATGCGCGTCGGTGGTGTACTCGGCGGGCCAGTTCAGCGCGTTCATGTTGAAGTGGCCCGCGGTATACACCGACAGGAAAGCATCGATCCAAACGGACTGACCCGCATCGACGCCAACCACGGTCACGGCGTTGGCGTTTACGCCGGTGCCACCCGCGTCATTGTCGGCAAGCGAGATGACCCGCGTTGCCGGATCGACGAAGACCGGAGTCCAGGCGGCAAGCCCATCGGCGGCGATGGCGGAGGGGAGGATGGCGTCCTCGGTGACGACCGCGGGGGTATCACCGAAGAACAGCTCCGTCTGCGTGAAACTGTCGGTCTGCACGTCTGCCAGGCCGAGGTTCTGGTA